CTCCAGAAAATAACCTATGTTATTTTCTTAGGAGTCAAGTTATACCGAGCCTCTTATGAGGTACAATTGCACTCAAATAACTTGAATGATTGTCCCGAATTTCAGTGAAAAAGGTGTAATAAATTATTAGTTGAATTAGAAATAAATAAAGATTCAATCGATTGGAATACAAATTTTTTTGATTTTAAAAAAATGTTAAGTGAAATTGGTAAATTGTTATCAATATTATTTATACAGTTTCCTTTATCACATCCATTTTTAGAAAAAATATATATGTGTATTGAAAATTCCATTAATACTTCAACACAACCATTAAATATAAATGTAGATAGAATAAGTAAAATAATTGAATACGGATTTAATTGTTCAAAACAAGATATTCCTGTAATAATGACCAATTTTGAAGAACATCTTAAAGAAAGTGTAACAAAACATAATGAATTTGCTGATGCGGTTGGATTATTAAAAATAAAAGGAACTGGATTAGGAAAAACAAGAAAAATATCTATACCCTATGGAAATAATCAAGTATGTATAATTGATTCAGGAACAGTTGAATTAACAAAATCATTAGATGAATTTGCTAACTCAATGGATAAATTTGGTAATGTATATTTTGGAATAGATGGAAATGAACAAGCAATTAGAATTGGAATGAGAAAATTTTGTGAAATAATTGGATTTCCAAATGCCAGAATGTCTCCATCAGTAATATTTTATGTTTTAAATTTAATGAGTTTAATGTATTTAAGTGGGATTGAATTGGAAACAAATGAACATATGAAAGAACTGAGAAAAATAGCAAAAATTCAAACTTCGATGGAAGTAATGGTTCAACAAGGAAAATATGACGGTAAAGGATGTTGGGCACATTGGAAAAATGGAAAATTAATTCCGATGCATTTTTCAAATACCAATACTCATACTTCTTTATTTTCAGATGAATTGATAAATCCGCTAAAGCTTTCAGAACCTATATGGTGGGGATTAATGATGAGTATGTTGGGTTTATTTGAAGAACAAAAACCATATTATTCAAAAAGTATTGAACAAATGGGTATTGGAAAAACTGAAAATGAATTTTTAAATTGGTTTAGAAATACATACGCAAATTTGTTAACAGGTAATGTTGTTTTAGAAAAAACAATAGATGAACAAAAATCAATATATACATTAGATTATTTTGAAGATACAGATGAAATATATGAGTTAGAACCACACGCCAATTGTAAAGTAAGAACTTGGTATTCAAAAGAAGAAATTGAAACCTATGTAATGAAACAAGGTTGTGTTTGGTGTAAATATATTCCATTATCAACTGATTTAGTTAAAGTGTGTAAAACAAATTGGTCTAATAAGATTAAAGAAGCAATGGGTAAAGGAAATAAATTTACTCTAAATAATATTGATAGTGTATTTAATTCATTTGCCCAAATAGACTTAGGATATGAACAAAAACGATATAGAATTAATTTGATTGGTATTACTGGTTCTGGTAAAACAACTTGTGCTGAAAAAATAACAAAAATAATTGAAAATATGAAAGGAAAAGTTTTAATAGTAAGTGCAGATAAATGGTCAAAACAAAATTACAAAGGAAAAGATTTACAACTTAAAATTTTAAATGAAATAACACAATTTGATATTAAATCAAATAAATTAAAAGTAATTATTATGGATTTATGCAATGAAAATGGTATTGATAAATATAGTTTTGGATTTAATTTTAATAATTATATTGACATTAATTATTATCCTAATTTAAATTCGAAAAAATTTGATGAATATGAATGCTGGTGTTTAAATAATGTTTTATCAAGACCCCAATCAAATTTACAAACTAACTATTGGTTAAATCCAGTTGGTGCGGGAGTAGAAACGTGCATAAAAGTTCATAATGCCAAAGCATCTGGAGTTGCTAAATTATTAGGTATTAAAAAAACCAATAATTTCAATCAAAAACAAAATCAAGCCAATATACTTGGACAAATTAAATCTAAATCAAATCAATATTTAGAATATTTAAAAACAATTAATTTAGATAATGAAATAAATAATTTAGTTATAAATAATATTATTTAGATTGTTCATCAAGCCATTCTTTTATTTTTTTTACTAATTCTTTAAATTCTTCTTTTCCACTTTTTAGTAAATGAGTTGATATATTATTTATAAATTGTTCAGATTGAGAATATTTTAATATTATATTTTTAAAATTATCTATATCCGTTGATGAAATAATATTTCTATTTGTTTCTGTTCTTAACATTATTCTTATGTAACTTTGTATTTGGGATATTTGTTCGGGGTCTTCAATTCCCCTATTTAAATAAATTGTTCCAGTTGAATCTAATATTATAAAACTTTCAGGTAAACTATTTTCATCAGTATTTCTTAACCAATCAATTAATTTAAATCCTTCAATATTTGGAACAATTAATATTTTATTTTTACCCATTACATCACGTTCATTTTCTAAATATATTATTGTTGAAGGATATAAATTTTTACTATATAATTTAGCATTATTTGATAAGTATAAAATATTTTCCGATAAATTTGTATAAAATGTATCATCATTATATTTAAAATAATCTGGTATTCTAAATGTGATTATGGAAGATTTATCATCATAATAATCTTTTTCTTCACCAATTTGTTCTAACTCATTAGCTAAGGATTGAGATGATGTTAAAACTTGAGTTTGTGTTTGGGTTTGGGTTGAAGCTTGTGCAACAGATTGGGATTGAGATTGAGATTGGGATTGTGATGAAATTACATTTAAAATATCAGTATGAGTAATTTTATCCATAGTATTGTGTATTAATGTATTTATTTGTTCTCGGTTATCTAATTCCACTAATTTAGGTTGAATTATATCAATAGATTTTAATAATTCTAATTCTATCCAATTTTTAGTTCCCTCTATTATTTCTTTATTAAATGTAAAATCTTTTGATACGATTTCTCTTAAATAATTATTTGATAATAATACACAAGATTTATTATTAGAATTATTATATATTCTTTCTTTAGATCTTATTATTCTTGTGATTGTGTTAATATTTTGTATTTGACAAGAAATTTGTTGTTCAATAAAATATTTTTCTTCATTTAAATTAAACCAATCAACTAATTTAGTTATTTCTTCTCCAGACTCATTTAACGAAATATTTTGAGCAATTATATCAGTTAAACAAAATATTATACTATGTGATTTTTGTAATTTTCTCATTCTAAACATTGATTGAACAACATCTCTATATCTACTTGATTTATTTAAAAATACTAATCCAACTGAATTATATGGAATTTTGGCATCAATACCAGTTGTATGTTTTTGGTCATAATAATAAAATGTTTTATTTTCTGTGTCAATATTTTCATATTTATCTGGTAAAACTGCATTTAATGAATTTACTTTTGTTGAAATAAATTCACGTGGTCTATCATCATTATTCCAAAAATACATTTTACTGTTTGGAAAATTTACATTTAATTTATTCCATATCTCTTCACTACTAATATTAACAAAAACACCTCCACAATCTATAATCGTATTAATATTTTGATTTTGTCCAATTAAACTAACTAATTCCTCAAGTAAATTTGAATTAGAATTATATATTTGAATTAAACATTTTGTTAATAAAACTTCATCAATTGCCGAAATTGATTCGTCATCTAATTTAATTCCTAATTGTTTATTGGCATTTGTGTCAATTATTTGTGGAATTTTAACTGTTCCTGAAAATCCAGATCTATTTAAAATATTTGTTGATTCCATTATATCTACACCAGAAACATTAAATCTCACCAAATCAACAGTTAATGATTCCAAACAAACTTTTTTACAAAATAAATATATTAGATAAGGATTCGATTTAATTTTATCAATTTGTTCTAAAGTAAAATTTAAATATTCATCTTTAATTTTTGTAATACTAATTGTATTATCACCAAAAATTAAATTAAATTGTTCCATTATATTGTCTCGTGTTGAAGAACTTTGTGGACTATTTACATATTGTTCATAAATAATATCTGCTATTATTTTTAAGGATTTATTGTCTATTATGTTTTTTTGACCAATTCGTGTTATATAATTTATAATTGTTAAAGTTAATGTCATAATTGGATTAGAAAATTTTGATCCAATTGTTGGATCTTCATTATTGGAAAATGGTATTATTAAGTATTTTTCCAATTCATCATTTTTACCTATTGATACATTTTCTGTTAAACAATTGGAATCTGATATACTTGGTAATTCATAACATCTTGAATTAGTTATTTTTATATTGGACATAATTTCTTCAAATTCACATCTTGGTAATCTATTTTTTTGATGTTTATAAGAATCTTCTATTATATTTTTTATAATTAAATCCAACCCACTAGATGTTTTTTCATTTATTTTATTATTATCAGTACTAGGAAAATATGTTCCATAATTTACTCTATTTACCATAAATAAACTTGGTATAAAAACAACATTAATAAAATTGTTTATTATATATATATAATTTAAATCATCTAAATCCAATTCATCAATTTGATTTTGAAAATTTGATTTGTCTAATCCATAACTAATAATATCTGCTATTATTTTATTATCTTTGGCAATATTTACAGATATTATTTCTCTAATCCAACATTTTAATTCACTAATAAAATTTTGATTTGAATTAATTATTGTAAATGGATTAAGTTTGTAAAAATTACGGGGATATTTATTTAAAATTCTTTTTAAAGAATTAGATGTATTAGTTTGAATTTTAAAATATATTTTATAAACAAGTTCAAATATTTTTTCTAAATTTAAAATCTTCTTTGTGGTTTCAGAAATTGGATAATTTAATTCTGATGTGAGTGGATTTATTATTGTATCAACTTCATCAAATAAATATCTATGAGTTGAAAATGTATCTAAAATTAAGTTATAATTATTAATAAAACCAGATTTTAAACTAGTATCACTCATTACAAATACATTTAAATTTGTTTTATCTAATTTTGAATCAGAATTAAAATTTAATGTTTCTAAATATGTTAAGTTATATTTTTGTACCAAATCATTATTTTTTCTTGTTTCAATACATTTTCTTAAATTAACTGGAAAATATAAATTAAATAAACTTGCTAATTTATCACAAGATTGATTAACTAATTTTTCTGGTAATACAATATAACAATTTGATTTAGGTGTTGGTATTGTTGTCATTAATTGTAAATATTTTATAATTACTAAAGGTGTAATCATACTTGTCTTACCTGCTCCCATAATTAAATTATGTATATTTGGATTTGAATTTTTTATTTCAAAACAATTAGGATTGATTTGTATAAATTTACTTAATCTAAATTGTTCCGGACTTGTACTTTTATCAATTTTAATAATATCCCCAATTGGTAAATCTTTTATAATAAGTCCAGTTATATCAGTAAATATTTCATTTGCCATTTGTAATTGTACATCACGAGCAAAATAACCAAATATATATTGATAATAAAATTCTAAAGGATTAGATTTAAAATATTTTGTTCCATCAGGTTTTATTTCAGGTTTTAATATTGTTATATCATTATTATCAAGTATATCTTGTATACTATTTTCATCCATAGATATATCAATACTATATTCCTGATAAATTTTTTGAATCATTTTATAATAAAATAAGTTAAATGTCAAAATATTCATTTTAATTTTGTTTCCAAGTTTATCTTCAATTTCTTCTTTGATATTTACAAGTGAATATAACATAAAATCTCCAAATGACTTGAGTTTGTTATCAATAAAATAAAATTTTCCATAAAATATTTTTTCATATTCTTGATAATTTAGAAAATTAATGTCAATAAATTCATATTCTAAATAATAATTTAATTTATTTTCACAAAGATAATCTATAGATTCATAACCCGTTAAAAAATCTAAAATTTCATTATTTATTTTTTCTTCTTCTCTTTGTTTTTCTGTTAATAAACTATAATTTGCACTTGTAATTATTTTTTGTTCAATTTTTGCTTTTTCTATTTTTTCTGATTCAATTAATTTTAATTTTGTAAATTCATTTGATATTGTTCCATATAAATATTTTTGTAAATTATTTTTTATAATTAAGGGAAATAAATCTTTAATAATATCCAAGTTATATTTATAATATTTAATTATTTGAAGTAGTAATAAAGCCTCTGAATTATTAAATATAGGTAAATATGTATTAGAATCTATTTTTATATTTATAAATTCATTTTGGAAAAATACTATTAAATAATAATCATTTTTATTTTGAGCTAAAAATGAACTTTTAATTATATTTTCTTCATTTGAAATGTTATTTTCATCATTATAAATCCATCTTAAAATTTTCCAATCTATTCCTTCATAATTTAATAATATTTTATATCTATTTAACAACATGATATTATCATCAATAATATTAAATCTAACTCCAATATTAACCATATCGACATTTGATATTTTTCTTGTTGTAGAATCTATCCAACATAATATATTTGAATTATCTTCAACAATATTTAATAATTTATTTAAAAAGCTTTGTTCACTTAAATTTATTTGTTCAACATTTAATAAACTTAAATATATTTTTTCATTATCACCTTTTGAACTGATTAATTTAACATATCCATCTTCAACTTTTAACATATCGCCATAATACAATAAATTATTTATGGTTGGTTCTAATAATGTATATTGTCCTTGATTATTAACTATAAAATATTCTTCATTATAAAAAATTGGATTATCTAAATAATATGGTTTTGTAAATTTAAGTTCACCTGATAAATTAATAATACCATTAAATAAATTATTATTTGATATTTCTTTTACTGAATAAAAATTTTTTTTATTAATCACATATTTATACTCATATTTTGAAACGTAATTATTTGATTGGGTTAAATATTTTTCAATATTTATTTTATCATTTTCATTTTGCACAATTTTTTTACCCATTTTTTTTAAATCATTTGAAATAAATTCATTAAATGCTAAAGTTATATCTTTAACTTTTTTTGTTCCACCACTTATACTTAAGGGTATTTTTACTTCACCAAATTTTTCAAGAATTTTATCATAATCATTAATATCTTTAATAACATCAGGACTATTGTTATAAATATTTACTATATCACGTATATCATATTTATTTAATAAATCTTTTCCACAAATAACAATATTTCTATCCGATTTTTCATTAATTATATCTGATAAATATACTTTTTTAATGTCTTGACTATAGTTTATACTTGGAAATACAGGTATTTTTTGATAAATATTACCATCACATACTAAATTTGAAAAAACAAAACCACTTGATTCATCAAAATAAATTTTCTCCAAATTAATTAAATCAAATAAACTATCTACAATTGTTTTTTCAAAAGTTTTTCCTTGTTCAAATAATGGAATTGATTTGACTTTAAATGTTGGTAAATCAAATGTATAATTTTCAATTGTTTTGTTAAAAAATAAACTTAAATTTTTATCAGTGTATATTTCATCAACACCTCCTATTTGTTTTTTTTCATATTTGGCAAATTTAAATTCATATTTGTTATTAATATCTGATAAAACATATTCAATAAATTTTAAACTATCTAATATAACTCTTGGATCAGATATTCTTACCAAATGAACAAACATAGAATAAAGTTCATTAATCCAAGTATCTTGCTCTCTTGATATTCCATCTATATAATATTTTACACAAGTACCATTATGAACAACAAATCTAATTTCCATTCCAGCAAGATATTCTAAAACAATATCCATACCAGATGGTCTATAATATATTGTATCACTTGTTTCATTTATTTTAAATTGATAGTATCCATTTGAAAAATTTATTTTTGATATATCATCTATTGGTTTTTCTAAAGGAGGTAAAAAATCGGTTTGTTCTTCATCTAATTCTGTAACATCATATAAATCAGATTGTAATGTTTTTTTAGGTTTAATGTTTTTATTACCATTTAACTCATTTAATTTAATAAGATATTTAAAAATTTCTATAAAATTTGTGGCATATGGTATTTTTGGATTAATTTTAATTATTTGTTCTAAAGTAATTTCATCTGATGGTTTTGGTCTATAATTTTCTATGTCAATACAACTATATCCACCGTCTTTTAATAAATTTTCATTTAAATATTCATTATCATCATCTCCAATAAAAAAACCAATATTATTTTTTTTCTTACTCACTGCAATTCGAGCATATTTTGGATATAACTTACATAAGCCTTCATTAATATTTATAAAAAAATTTTTGAAAATTTTTTCAGTTTTATAAGAGTGATTAATTAAACTTAAAGTGTTATCAAATGTTTCTAATAAATTTATTTTATAAATTCCATCTTTTATTCCTTCATTTATAAATTCAAGTTTAGAATTAGATTTATCTACTTCAATAATTCTACTAAAAGGTTCAAATAATAATTTTCTTATTGAATTACCTTTTTTTAAAAATTTAATATAATCTGGATCTAAAAATTCTAAATATGGCAATGAATAATTTATAAATTGAATATTTTTAATGTATGAATTACATTCTAAATCATTTGAATATTCTTTATCAATTGGTGTACTTTCAAATATATTTAAATATACTTTTGTTAATAATTCAAGTAATTTTGATATTTTATTATTATAGACTGGTGTTTTTTCAATTACTTTTAAAAAATAATAATATTTTATTCTATTTGAGACATAAATTAATTTTAATTTATCATTTGAAACCATATTAATTTGTTTTTCAAATTCTAATACATCACAATATAAATGGGTTTTAAATGTATTTTTGTCTTTATTTATTAATTTTATAATTTCATTAATGTTTTTAATTGAGGTGTATACAAAAAATAATATATTAAATTGTCTTTCATCTAAACTCTCTAATTGTTCTTTTTCAATAATTTTACTTTCAAAAATATTTAGCAATTCAACAAAATTTTTTTTTGATTTTAAAGTATCCAAATCAATTAATAAATTTGTTGAATTACTATTATTATAATTAACTGGAATATAATTTAATTCATCAGATTTTATTAGTTCTAAACCATAATTAACAAAAGGATTTATTATTGTATTTAAATAATCTTTGTTATCAGTTGAAAGATAATTAAAAAAATAATCTATATAAGCATCCTTAGTATCTGAACCAAATGTATCAAGTTTGTCTAAAATATTTGTATATTTATTTTCTAATGTTTTTTTTATAATAATATAATTTGAAGAATATGTTATTTTATTCACTTGTTCAATATTAGATTCTTTAATTAATAATTCACATACAGATGTATCAGGAAATTGATATGGAAAATTTAATTGGGATACACTAGTCATTTTACAATTATTTATCATTTGAATCCACATTAAAAAAATATTAGATGATTTGTTTATATCAATTGAATTTAAATCAATAAATTTGAAAATAATACAAGATTTGTCAATTTTTAGTAAAGGTGCATTATTAATTATTCCTATTTCTCGTGGTTTGTAAGTATCTGAATTTTTAAAATATTCAAAATTTATTTTTTCAGGAAATTTTTTTGATAAATTATTAAAAAAATTATTTGATTCTGACAAGTCTTTTGTTGTCAATAAATCCATTGGTTCTTTCAATGTTTTAATAGATGAATTTAATACTATTGATTTTGATTCTACTTTTTCTTTAATCATTAATTCATAAATTTTGTCTAATAATAATTGATAATTTTGTGTTTCTGTATACCATATTGTAATTTGTTCTAATCCTTTTTTAATTATTTGAATATGTTCAAATAATTTTTGACTTGTTAATACAGATGAATTAATATCAATCATAAATTCCTCTAAAATTTTGTTTTTCATTTCTAAATCAACCATAACATATTCGGAAAAATCATTAAAATTTGATTTTAAAATATTGTTAATTAAAAGTAAATATGAATATTTATATATATTTATAGAATTATTTAGTTCACATATATTAATCCAATTTCTAAAACAAATATAAATGTTTTTTATTATACTTCCATTTTCCTTAATATCAAATGTTAAGTTAACTGTTTTTTGTAAAAATAACAAAGGTAATTTTATAATTTGATTTGTTAATATTTTACTTTTATAATCATCCATACCTATTTTTTTAATCAAATCATAAGAATTATTAATTAAATTTATAAAACTTGTTGCCATTTGGATTGTATCATTTTGTGTTAAACTATAAAAATAATCTAATTCTTTATTAATATTTTGTATTTGTTTAGTATATGGATCATTTAAATTCAAATCAATATTTATTCCTTCAAAAATATCCGTATTATTTTTGGGTTTTTTTGTAATAGGTTGATTTATAAATTTTAATTTTTCATGTTCACCATATTTTTTTTCTAATGTTTCTATTTTTGATGATTTTAATTCATCAAAAGGAGAATAAACATAATATTGACTATAGTCTTTTTTTAAACTATTAAAATTTAATTGTAAACTTTCTTCAAAATCCACATCAATTTTAACATTTTCCAATATTTTAACATAATCCATATATTCAATTAAAAAATGAACATATTTTGATAAGTTTATTTCAATCCCATTTTGTTTTTCTATATAATAATAATAATAAGAATCGAAATTTGAATCAGATAAATAATTTGATTTTATTGGATTTGGAACATTTTTATCTGAAAAAATGTATGAACCTATATTACCAATTCTTTTACCACTTATTTCATAATGAACTTTATCTTTATATTTATCTTTATCTGTATCTTTTGATAAAATTATATTTTCTCCTAATTTATAATACCAAGTATTAATAAATTTATCATATTTATTATTTTCGCAAAAGTTTGATATTGTATTCGCACAAACAGAATCATTTTTAAAAATAGTATTATCAAATGTATAATAAACATAATTACTTTTAATTGTTGGTTGTGGAAGTGTTGATGACCCATATATAACTTTATCAGCATAACATTTTGGAATTCCTAAATTTCCTGGCATTAAACTTGATACATTATTTGGTATATATAAACCAATATTCATATCACCAATACTAATTACATCAGCTAAAATATTATTAATTTTATCTTCACTTAAAATATTAGTAAAACACATTTTAAATTTTTTTATAAATATTTGTTTTGTTTCTTCATTACTCAATATATCTTTAATTTTTAGAAAATTTTTCAAATAACTTTTAGACATAAATTATTATGTATATAATATAATATTTATATTTTTTTTATTAGATAATTTTTTAATAAAAATTGAATTTATCATATAAATATTACAGTTAAACACAAATTAATATATAATATATTAATAATAATAATAAATAATGAAAACTTTTAGTTTTCTCAATAATCTTATATTTAAAACAAATACTCAACCAAAACAAAATAATTTTTCAGATAATGAAATTGATGTTATAAAGAAAATATGGGATGATTTAGTTAAAAAATCTTTTAGTTCGGAAGGTATTGGTGAAGATATTTTTAATTCTTTTACTAATATTGATGGTTTATTTGGAATTAGATTGTTTGAAACATTTGATTCAAAAAATAATAAATTCGTTGATTTTGAAGATTTTATTATTGGATTAGAAATAATTTGTTTTGATTCTATTGAATCCCACGCTAAATTTTTATTCAAGTTATTCGATGTAAATAAAAATTTAAAAGTAGAAAAGAATTTTATGAATATTATAATAAATTCTATTCCACATAATTTTATTTGTAAATGTTCACAAGAAAATAATATTATTTTAAATACGAAATCTGATTTACAATCCAACTCTGATTATGAAATATGGACAAATAATTGTATATGTAAAGATGCTTTTAATAAATTTGATACAAATCATCACGATTATCTTGATTTTAATGAATTTGAACAATGGATTAGGTCTAATGAAATCATAATTAAATATATAAGAAGTAAAATAAATTTTAGTCCTCAATTAGAATCCAAAAGAAAAAAATTAATGTCAAAAACAGATATTTTACCCATAACAATGTCAAATCCATCAACAACCAGATACGAAAGCTATATGTGGAAATTAGGCAAAAAAACTAAATTAAAAATAAAAAGATATTTTTTGTTATATGGATCTTGTTTATATTATTATAAATCAAAATCAGATTTTAAACCTAATGGAGTTATATTTTTAACAGGTTCAAATATAACAAAAGTTGAAAAAAATTTTTTACTAATTTCCGAATTAAACTTATGTACAGGAGAATTTAATAATCATCAAAAAAAATTATTTGAATGCGAATCTGAACAACAAAGAGACTGTTGGTTTGACAAATTACAAAAAGCATCATTAATTACACAATTTGATTCTGTTTATGAATTGGGAGAACAAATTGGTTTTGGTGGATTTAGTTCTGTATTTAAATGTAAAAGAATTCAAGACAATATTAATTTTGCAGTTAAAATAATTTCAAAAACAAATATGAAAGTTATCGAAAAATTAAATTTAAAAAATGAAATTTCAATTTTAAAATTAGTTTCACATCCAAATATTATACATATGGATGCTTTTTTTGAAACACAATCAAATATATATTTTGTTTTTGAATTAATTGAAGACGGTGACTTATTTAACAATATTAATAACAGAAGTACTTTTAAAGACTTTGAATTAAAAAAATTAGTAAAAACAATTGCTGAATGTTTAGCATATCTACATGAATTAGGAATTGTCCATAGGGATATTAAACCTGAAAATATACTTTGGGATAAAAATTCAGATAGATTAGTTTTAACGGATTTTGGATTAGCAAAAGTCATTTTACCCAATTCAAAATTATTAGATACATGCGGTACTTTAGATTATGTAGCACCTGAAATTATTAATTTAAATGGTTATGGTGATGAATCAGATATTTGGTCTTTGGGTATTATTATGTATTTGGTTTATTATGGAAAACTTCCATTTACTGGAAATGATGATTCAGAAACTATTTACAACATTATTTATAAAAAACCTATTTTAAATGATTCTAAAAATTATATGGCTAATGATTTAATTTTAAAACTTTTAGATAAAAATCAAAAAACCAGAATAACTGCTAAAGAAATTTTATCCCATCCATTTGTCATATGAATTTATTAAATAGTTTTCAAAAAATATGAAATTATAGAAGACATAGGTTCAGGAATAAATTTTAACAGAAGAGGTTTAAGAAAAATAATAGAATTATCAATAGATGGAAAAATAAATAAATTAGTAGTAGCTCATAAAGAT